CGATACCAACTTAAATAGGTTGTTAAGTCCAGTCTGATTTTGAGCCAACAAAACTAAGTGGCGCCGGCGCTTTAATATATCCTGCGTCTTTTTGCTGTCGCCTTCGTCCTCAACTGTAGCTCCGGACTGTGCATCTTTCTTGATTGCCTTGGCTTTCTTCTTGTCTGCCATGGCTCGATCATATGCCTCACGCCAATCTGCTATTGATGGCGTAAAATATGCTTCGCAACCAAAGATGGGCTTGAAATCTTTTCCTGCCTCTTGCATTTTCCTAGCATGCAAAACCTGATAGGCCAGTCCGTTCATGTTTCCATGATCCGTAAGGGCCAACGCCTCACACCCATTCTCATATGCAAAGTCCATATGTGCCTGCGGATATCCGATGGCGTCGAAAATAGAGCCGGCTACGCTGTGTGCGTGCAGGCCAACAAATTTGATTTTAGGTTCACTCCTCACAATTATCCTCCATGGTTATTAATTTAACATGTTTGTGTGCTTTTGTCAATGGTTCTTTGGGCATTTCTATATGATTTTCATTAGAAATATAGTTTACATAATTTTCCCACGAATCTATCTGAAAGAACCAGTCTGTGTTTACTTTAACTGCCTCGGTTTCATCAACTTCTTTAAATACTGTGTTGAAGTCAAAGTTTCTGGCTGACCACCTTTCTGAAAGTGGCAATTTTTTAGATGGATATTGTTCATCTGTGTTGTAATACGTTCTGGTTGTTTCGGAATTAACATGTTGGCGACATTTCTTAAAGTCTTGAGCCATCATTGTAAAAGGCAAATGCAGATTGTCTTTTACGCTCTTGCCTTCGTGTGATAGAAAAAAATTATATTTCAAATTAGCGATCTTCTTTCTATGTTCTCTGAGTTGATATATATCGTACATGCCATACGGGAACGAGACATAATATTTCTCCGGTACAAGCCACTTGGATAGTTTGTTGGCCACAAACCATGCCGAATGGATCCCAGATAAAACTGACCACCCGTAAGAATCACGCCGATCGCGGTTCTTAGGTAAAACAGGCACATAATATATTGGTATCTCCTTTCTAACCTCGGATGGATACTTGTGCTTCCTGTTATAATAGACCGGATCATATACCCAGTCTCCGATGGTTTTTCTTATTATTGGAGCCATATCGTCATTTGCAACAATCCATATAGTCTGGCAACCGACCACTGCGCACTCTACAATCGATTTTTGGATAACCACCATTGCTTCGTTTATGGGAAGCATAGACACAGGAACATTTGTTGCAAAATCAATATTAGAATTTGCAATCGGAATAATTCCAGCTAAATGTACGTGGTTGCTCATAAGTTATCAATCATGCGTCTGTAGTTTTCTGATGCGCTGGGCAACTCGACCAACAACTCTTGAAAATCAGTCGATACTCTTTTCACATTATTTGTCTCGCACCATTCTGGTTGGTGCGCTAAAATCTTTTGTCTTCCGATGATCGATGTCTTAAATTTATAATGCTTCGGGTTTCCGTTCGGGCCGTATGAAGCAAAAAGACCTTTCATGCCTCGGTGTTCCATTTCATAAACAGCCTTAAACCTTGCCATTGTCTCAGAGTAATCAAAATTTAACAACTGTTCTTCACTCAAACAGGATACTGCACATGCATCTTTTATTGCAGTTTTGCCGTCTATCCTGTCGGATGGGTAAAACCAAATCTCTGACACAAAATTATCCTCAGTCTGTATTAGATCAATATTGTGCTTGCCGCCTCTGTTGAAGGCTATCCAATCATAAACAAGAAAATTGTTTTCTGCTTTTTTATATTCCACAAGTTTCTGACACCCCTCGTCTCCAAAAAAATAACACACATCAAAGGATATGTTTAGTATTCTATTATAATCGCTTGAACACGACAACAGGTTCCCATCCCACCTCATAGACGTACAAAAGTTTGCCAAAGGGACATTACCTCTCAACGATAACAAAAACAACAATCGTTCCCAAAGAGTCTCTTTGGCGATTCCGATAGGCTTCCCTCCCTCAAACGTAGTTAAAGTTTTTTCTTCGAGTGGAATTTTAAGACATGACAAGTCAACAGCAGGATCAAGATAGTCAAACCTAAAAGGCCTCTCGGGCCTTGTGAAGAAAACAGGGTAGTTGTTGTTAAATGCAAATATAACTGCTTCCAAAGAGCTGCCAACAACTATGGATTCGTACTCAAGCGCCACCCTTTCCTTCTTTAATCTCTTCCAGTAGCCCAACAATATCCAAGCCAGCACAATCAATCTTACTCTTGCTTACGTGATAGTGACTCACGAATCCAGTGTATTTCCCATAAGCAACCTGCTGTTCATACTTGGTAGAATTGCCTTCAAATTGATTTCTAGGAGTTTCAAACGGAATGCCGGTCGCCCTATTGATTGCAACCCACAAGGCCTTAAGCGCCTCTTTCTGTGCAGGGTAGAAATCCAAAAACGGATCTAGCTTAGTGCCATGTACCCATGCACCTTCAACTAGGGTTCTTTCTCCAAACCCGTTGCGTACATACCAGTCTTGATATTTTGGATAGTATGCGTTTGTGATCTCCACCCCCACTGAGGGCCTATTTGTTCTCTCGGATCCTGCGTGCCATGCGGCATGCTGCATGTCTAGCGTCTGGTAAATCGTTCCGTCATTGTCTATCAAAAAGTGCACTGAAATTCCGCGCTTGTCCAACACTCGCTGGCATGAGGTAGAAGACAAGCACACATCCCAGTGATTCACAAAGTATCTTATGCTTCTCTTTGGTCTGCTGGTGTAATCATAGTATGTCCCTGAACGGGCTGCTAAGCCTCCTTGCTCGGACCATAATACAACCTTTTCCCATTCAATGGGAATAAATTCTCCATTATAGACAATGTAATTTGAATATCGACAATCATGCGGCTTGTGTTCATCTATGCTTGATTGCCTTTCGGTCCACAAACGACGAAAAGTCATAGGACCACAAAGACCATCAGCCGAAAGGCCATGGGCCTTTTGCCACTTCTTAATTGATCTGACTAACTTATCGTCAAAATATTTCTCACCAAACCAACTTGGCTCCCAGCCTAATTTAGAAGCTGAGGCTTCGTTATAAAAATTCTTGTCCATAAAGTAATTATCCCAGAGTTTTATTAAAAATTCCCACAACATAATTATCCTGAACAATGAAATAGTCCACATTATTAATGCTTATTTTTTCGATCATTTTATTATCTACTACCACAAAACCGCCTTTTTTTAGTTCGAATCGGACATCTTGCGACCAATCCAAGACCTCATACGAAGAATGAACTTCTTCCTTTGGGGCATAGTCTTCAGGTAAAAATAGTTCTGATTTTCTCTCTTTGGTTTTCTCTTGCTTGTCAATAAGAATATATCTATTAACTGGCTTAAGCATTCTTCACCTCTCTTAAAATTAGCTTTTCTTGCACGCGGTACATCTCCTGTGTCAGAAATATATCTTCTCGATTATTACAGTGCTTACAGTACATCGTCATGTGTACGTTGTCTCCGTGGGTTGATCTGATGTTGCCCACAGGAACCCAATAACACTCTGTCTTTCCTGATTTGCACCTTCTCTTGATATATCTAGATTCCATTAAATGGTTAAAATTCACTATTCCTCCTAAATCGTACAAGTGTCATTGGTGCAAAACTTAGATCCAATTCCGCCTTCTTCGGCATCGAACCTCTGGAATGTCTCTATTTTAGCGCTCATCTTTTCAAATTTCTTCTTTGTAATTGGCTCATAAGGCGCCTGTTCGTATCCAGTCTCTTCGTATTTCAAAAACGACACCGCCTTAAGTCTTGTTTCATATAGCTCTAAAGCGGTCTTTATGTGCTCAGATTCTTCTGGCTTAAATGTCACAGTTATCGAAACTGAATTGTCCGCCCAATAATATTGATATTGGGCTGCAGTTTCGAGTTGTTCCCAGATCGAGACATCTTTCTTGCCCTTGTTGTAGTAGGGCTCATGTACAGGAAACTCAACAACAGAAGTGTGGGGGGTATATTTGTCATCTTCTACATTATAACCTGAATCTCTCAACTTGTCAACCAGCGGGGATGTATTTGAAAAACGAATTCTCCTAATATAATATTCGTCCTCTGGATAGTGGATTCCCGGAGTTGAGCCATTTAGCAACGATACTGTACCTGATGGCTTGATTGATGTCATTCTGATGGATTTTGGAATACATAACCAGTTGGAGTATTCTTCGTCTAATTGCTTGACATAATCGTAAGCCTTGTCGCACATCTCGTACATAGAGCGGCGCCCAAACTTATTAAATGCCTGCACAACTCCAGATTGGGACAGGCCGATTCGACGATTCTTAAGCATCTTGGCGTTAGTTTCTGGCCAGTGGGTGTTTGACAGCGTAATAGTCTTGCCATACAAATAAGCAATCTTGAGTGTACGCAAATAGTCATCTTGATCTTCATGTTTTGCTGGATAAGTTTCCACCAGACAACAAAGCTCGGCGTCCTCAAGCTGCTGCTCAACACACGGATTAAAGCCTGCAACGTTTACGTCGTCATAGCGGGGGCCGTCCTTAAATCTACCGCGTGTCCTAGCGTTCTCTAGCCAAATATAGCCCGGCTCACCGTTTTTCTGTGATTGTTCTGCGTGCCATGAATAGTCCATCCCAACTTCTGCGTTAAACGAGTTGTTGGACCCCCACCTGTGGTGGTATAGTTTCTCTTGATCGTTTTTCATTTGCAAGTAGTGGGTATCGTCATGCCTTCCCATTGCAAGGGCGGCGGATCTGCGGACATTGCCCGACACCACACACCTTCCAATGAGATTTTCGGTGTCGACAATATCAACTGACGTAATGGATTCGCCAATCTTGCCAGAATACAACTCTTTTAAATTTTCATGAAGCTCTATAAGTGGGCCGGGACCACTAGAGGTACCCCCAAATCCCTTAATTTCTGCGCCTAGTGGTCTGATGGCAGAATAATCAAATTTTGGAACTTTGCCGCCAAAGAAAAACCCATCTAATAGGGTGTGGACTGAATTAACCCATCCCTCGCGAGAGTCGTCAATAACAAGCGTATCATTGGTGTACTCTGGCTCTCTGATTGTCACTGTTCCGGCCCCTTCGGTGTCAAATCCGACGCCGACACCAACCATTAAAGCATCCATCATCCAAGCAAACAAATAACCACCCTTTGTGGCGAGGTCGCGAGTGGAGCGAAAAGCACAATTAAATAAACCAGCAGCAGTACGATCTTCAACAAATTTTGTACCCATCATCCAAAGGCCGCGGCCGGGAGGAGTCCACTTTAAATTAAACAATCGATCATACGCTTCTTTGGCCGTTTTTTGAGCCTTATTATCATTCCATTCCAGTCCAAGTTGGAATACGTGCTGTTTTTGCATATTAAACATGCCTTCCACAACTCGGCGGCATGTTTGCCACCACTCTTCGGTTCCCGAAGCTTCCGGGTCAAACTCGTTTAGGCGTCGAGAGTATGTCCTTTTATATGTCACATACCCCAAGGGGCCCCATGGGACCTCTGCGTCTCTGTATGGATCGACGAAAGTGTCTGATAATCTAAATCTGCGTATGTTCTCAATTGTTCTCATGTATCATCTCCCTTTTTTAAATTTTTGATATCGATTAACTAAAATCTCCTTCTGCTCTTTCGCACTCAAGGGCAGCGGATTTTGTGGTATTGGATTTGTAGAAGTAGCGGAAGCGGCAAGGGACTTTGAAAGCACCTTGATGCAAACATTGGACGTGTCCATGAAAAGCTCATGCACAAATCCATCGGGTCCGTTTCTGTTTTTTGCAATAAACATTTTACCTTTATTGTTCTGCTTGTCTTCTATTGTTCTAGAAACGGTAAATATGAAGTCAGCAACAAAACACTTATTAAATGCTTCGGAAATTTGCTCCATCGTAATAACCTCTGCGTTGAGTCCGGACCGATTTGTCTGTGAGGCTGTCCATATAGGACACTGAAACTCTTGTGATAAGGCTCTCAGTTCTTCGTAGATTGACTCTAGTTCGTTTCTTTTTTCTTTTCTAACTGTAACAGGCTTTAACAGATCGGCATAGTCAACAATGATCATGCCCGGCTTTATGCCTCTCTTCAATAGTCGCGACAAATGAGATCTTATTGTATTGGTCGAGGCTGATTTTGTAGGGTATTCTTTAACAATCAGCTTTCCATTTATGTCCTTGACAGATTCATAAATCTCATCCTTAAAGCTAGGCAAATCAGACAGAGGGTATCCCGTAATGCAGCTGTCGTAACGACTTGCAACGACCGTATCCTGTAATTCTAGAGTATAGTGGATGACTGTTTTTTCTTCTTTGAGGGCCTCGGAGCCCAGATGGACCAAGACCATTGATTTTCCTGCGCCAGTGGGAGCAATAACAACACCCAGTTCACTCTTACCCAAGCCTCCATTGCAAATTTTATCAATATCGTGCCATCCAGTTGTTACTGGGTTTCTGAATTTAGGCTTAAACCTTTCCTCGAAATCAGCCAAATAGTCATATCCAAAATTGTTTTCAGATCCTAACTTGATTGCGTCGTTAATCACCTTGGATATTTCGTCAAAAGAACAAGATTGCAGAAGATTAACCGACTTCATCATCGCCTCTTTTAGCTTTTGCTTTCTGCAAAATTCTAAGGCAGTTTCTTTGATGTAGTCTACTTCGTCTATCTCTCTTGAATGAATCATCGCAAAGTAATCCCTAACTTGCTTTTGAATTACCTCGTCTTCGCGATCAAGTTGAGTTCTGACAATAGATATAATCGCCTCTGGTGAGGGATGCTTGTCATACTTGATTCTATATTCCATTATCTTGCTAGCAAATACTCTCAAATACTCAAGATCTAAAAAATTAATGTCTAGAACTTCTGTGATTTGATCAGCAAAGGGTCTATCTTCGAAAATAAGTTGCACTAGACCCTCTTGAAAGGTCTTTCCGTACCTTCCAAAATCTACTTTTTCTGCTAACATAGGTTCCCTCGTTTGCTATACAATTAT